GTCGACAGGACAACGGTGGCCGAAGGAATCGCAGATGGTGTTGTCAAATCATAGACGGTCATCCCGGCCACGACCCAAGCCGGGGTAGAAGCAAAGTGGAGTACTGCGTTTCCTGACGCTGTCGTTGCGTTTGTCGCAGTGGTATTTGTTTGTGTCGCCGTAGCGTTCTTGCTGGCTGTTATTTGATACGAGTGAGTTCCTGTGATCGATGTTATCTGATAAAGACCGTCGAGAATGATCCCGCCAAGAGATACGGGGACGTTGAAGAACACCGCATCGTTAACCGTGACGTCCGAGATATTCGGATCGACAATGTCGATTGTCGGAAGATTGATGGTGCATGAGATATTTGGAGCAAAATCGCTCACCAATTGCTGTGGCGTAATATCCTTATAGGTATTGCTGGTGATGACACCGAGTTGCGTCGTCGTCGCCACCGAGAGGTGGTTTATGCTCTGCAAGTCCTGCCAAGCATGCAGGTCACGTGGGACACCAGCGACTGGGAATGGATAGTATTTAATCCACCCACCGTACTTCTGCGCCAACGTGTCACGAAACCTGATCAGGCTACTTGCGGCGTAGCCAGCACGAAGCTTCGTCGGAGTTCGCTCGACGTTAATACCAGGAACGAGTTCGATGCTGCCGAATGGCATTTGTTATGTCTTGATCAGAGCTAGACCAGCGACAATGGTCGGCGGCACGTTCTGAGAGCCACCGGTACCGTAGTTGTTGGTTCCAGTGATACCAGTGAACGAAGGATTGATCGTTAGCGCTGTCGACCCGCTGGGTCCCGTCAATGCGCTGCCACCGCCACCGAATATCGGGGAAGTCGTCGAGACACCAACCGTTCCGGAATGGGAATGCTGTACGTCAGTGATTGCGTGTGAGTGTGCGAATATACCCTGGTCACCACCAGAGGTGATGGCTTGACCATTGAATCCGGCGACACCAACAGTCAGACGGTTTGAGAACCCACCGTTATTGGTGTCGACCATCACGCGGGCGCGGTTTCGCGAGTCTGGCACCGCAAATGTGGTGATGCCATTACCGCCAAACACTGATCCGAGGATGTTGCCGAGCGCGGGATAGTCTGAATAATTGTAGATGCCGCCATCCTGGATCAGGTACGGCAATGTAGAACATCCAGTCATCCACGCCGGAAGCTGCGTCGCTCCGATCAAGAAGAACTCAGAGGCCACCGGAGCGAGGTTGATGTACTTGACGTCCGTGCCGTCGCAATAGACGTGCGTCGCGTATCCTGGAGGAGCCGTGATGTATTTTCCAGGAGATGACGATCCTAGCCTGACATAAAAGCTCCCGACCGTGCATTGGTTGTCGACGACAAAGAACCCTGGCCGTGGCAGCGTAATAACGCAGTTACCGGTGAGTGTCCCGGTGAATTTCAGGATCGCACTCTGCGACTGATAAGGCCCAGACCAAGACGCGCCAGAATTTGGCGGCGTCGTCAACGTAACGTTCGCGTTTGTCAGCGAGATCGTCGCGACGTTGGCGAACAAGCTATCCGTGGCGCTGTCGTTGGCGTTCTCCGGAAGGTCCCACGTACCAACGTCAGAGCCACGCGTTGGGATGTAAAGCCCGAGATTTGTTGTTTGCGGATCAGCCACAATGGCCTCCTATTACGCCCTCTGAGGCGTAGCCAATGGAGCCGGTTGCTTCGGCGTCCATGCCTGGGACTGATATTTTTTTCTGTTTTCTTCTGTGTTGGCCGATGACCACAGGTCTGTGTAGTGCTTCGACCAACCGGCCGCAGATTGCGGATCGTCCGTGGCTGCTCCGAAGTCTTTCAGGTACCCGTATCCGATGATCAGGCATTCGGTGAAGAAGAGGTCCGGGAGATATAGCGTCAGGTAGGTCGTTGGGTTCGACGCGCTCAGCGGAGTCGGCCGGATCGTGCCGATCACTTCCATCTGATAAGCTGAATCAGGAGGCGGCCCGACGATGATAGTCTGATCGGTGATCATCGCGTAGTAGTCAGGGATCGACGGCGTCGTAGTCGATGCTTCGTTACCCCAGATCGCATCCAGAAACTCACGAGAGACTGGCTGCAATTGCTTTCTATTATTCGAGCCACTGGCTGAATACAGAACATTCATCGACTCGGTGACGACGAAACGGCCGCCAGATTGCGGCAGGGTAAAATTCCGGCTGTTCGGCGTCAGCGTTCCGCTGGTGTCTCTGACGATGGTCGAGAGAAGATCGAGTTCGCGGTAAATCCGCTGCTCACCATCATCAATGATGGTTGGAATAAATGAAAGATAGTTCGCATCGGTTGGTGGGATCACCAACGCGTTCGCGAGGTTGACGATAAACTGGCTGTAGTTGAATGACATGATTTGCTCTAGGCAGCCACATCTTCGTTCCTACGCATACGCAACTTCGGATACTCTTCAGCGATCACGTCGGCGATAATCGATCTCAAGTACGTCGCGACGTTTACTTTGTGGGCTTTGGCGATAGCCTCGAACTTCTCGAAGTCTCTCATCGAAAGACCGGTCCCCAGCGTCCTTCGAAGGACAAGATGCTGTGGCTTCCGGATGTTCATGGCTACCGCCTCACCCCCGAACCTTAATCTTCGATGGCAACCATACGGCCGACTTCCTTGACGACACGAGGCTGGATGCCTTCGTGCTGCCGGGTCATCGTGTCCTTTGGTGTCATGCCGAGACGCTGCTCGGCCTCACGAACCTGCTGCCGAGAAAACTGCTGGACCTCGGCGCGAGCTTCGCGCGTCAGTTCCTTCGGCCGATCCATCAGGATCAGTCCATCCTTGAGGATGTACGGCTTGTCGTAGTCAGGGGGCACCCGGTTTGGGTGGCGCGACGGCGGCACCGGCTCCCAGCCCTGCTCGCGCATGCTGGCGAGATAGAACGGGTCATGATCGGCCGACAGCCCGCTGACGCTGTAGCGCTTCCACTCGTACGACAGATCGGGCGGAATCTCCGCCTGGGGGATGTCGAACGGGTTGGTAACTGCAGAGGAGTGGCGCTGCCGGGTACGAATACGCGGCGTCTCGTGCGGCGTCTCGTGCTCAGCATCACGGGCAGGCTCACCGCTCACGTGAGCCTGTGTGCGGTCAGCATTGCGCTGGCCTCTCTGTGGCGTCGTGTTCATGGATTCCCCTTCCTCTCCGGTTGTTTGGATCAGTGCGTCATGCGGCCGATTTGTCCGGCCTTCTGGGCCGCGACAAATTCGTTGGCGTAGGTGCCAAAGGCCCGCTTGCGGTGAGCAGCATCGGTCTCACCCGGCTTCGCCGGATATGAGAACAGAGCAGCCTCCTGTTGGTCGGCATTGAGCCGAAGCGTGCGGACGTTTGGCTGCGTGCCCTGCTCGGAGCCGTCCCGGCTCGGAGGAGCCGAAGGTTGAGCCTTGCGCTGCTGCTGTTGTGTCGTCTGCGTCTGCTGACGCTGCTGGACCTGACCTTCGTCAGAGAGCCCAGCCTTTCTCGTTTCCGATGCCATGGAGGTTGCCGGTGTCCTGATCCCAGTGTGCTCTTCGATGATGCGGTAGTAATCGTCGCTGCCCTCTTGGACGCGTTGAGCAAGGGCAGCGTAGTGTCCTGCCATCATCGAAGCGTTCTTGGTGTGATCGCCGCCGACCTCGGCTGGCGCACATTCCGGATGCTGGCGAAGCCAGGACTGGGCGCGCGGATTGAACCCGCTGACATAGCGGTCGAACGCTGCGGTCGGCTGATGTGTCTCGACGCGGCCCTCAGTCGTCGCTGGCTTGTTCTTCTTCGCCTCTTCGTGGGCATCGCGGCGAGACTGCTCGACCGCAAGTTGGCCGCCGAGTACGGCCATCCTGGACTGCGCCTTGGCGATCTTGGCGAACTCGCCCTGCTCTTGAGCTTGCGCGAGTTCAGCCTCGGCCGAGGCCATGCCATCGGTGATGCTCTTGATCTTGGTGTCGATCAGCGTGAGTTGCTGGTCGACGGTCTGATCGCGGAGGGTGTCGATCTCCTGACGCTGGCGCTGCAGCGCCGCCTCGGCGGCCAACCGTGCCTGACGTTCTGCGGCAGCGGTCGCGAGCGCGCTGTCGGCCTTCTTGGTCGCCTCGGTGAGAGCCTTGGCCGCTTCTTCGACAGCGTTTGGCTTCTGCGTGACAGTGGTGTCGGCACCCTCGTCTTCGAACACGCTGGTGTCGAGCTTCGCGGCCTGACGCGTCCGCGTGGTGGTGCCCTCTTCGCCTTCGTCTTCGCCCTTCTTCTTGTCTTCAACGATTTCGTCGCCGACAAGAGCCATCCCAGAGACGTCGACCGTGACAACGGTGTCGTCCTCGACTTGAACTACTTCTTCTCCAGCCATTTCGAATACTCCCCCGAGTTGTTCGCCGCTCAGTAAACCGAGTCAGGCGATGCGATCTTCATTGAGATGTCCTGGTCGCGGATGATCCGGCAGTCCTGTCCGTTGATCCTGATCGCGCGCCCATCGGTGACAGAAAGGCTGACCCAGTCGCCGACCGCGACTTTGCCTTCCTCCGCAAAAACGAAATGGTCATCGCTGACGAAAGCTGTCGGGCCGAGCATCAACACCAAGGCAGCCTTCCCCTGGTAGCGCTCTTCGGCTCGCGTCGTCTCAGTGATGATGATGCCACCAGCGGTCTTCTCCGGACGATTGTAGATGCCGAGAAGGACGCGGTTTCCCATCATCTTGAAGTTCGGCAACTCGCCCGGCTTCTTCATGCCGATCTTGTCGTAAATCTCTTTCGCCGGATCGATAGTGTGAACCATCTTCATTACTGAAGCCATTACTCGTTCCCCTGTTCGTTTGGATTTTTTCTTCCGTAGATGTCTTGATAGATTTCGCGACCCTTCAACAGAACCGTGTTGTAGGTGTCGATGACGGCGCAATCTCTCGCGTAGTTCTCCGCCACCGTCTCATTCGAACCGGCGACTGGCTTTGCTGAGCCAGCCGCCAAATGCGCCATCCGGCTCTCGATCTCATCCATCAGCACGTCGGTGAGACGGCTGAAGAAGACATCAATGATGGATGGATCACGCGCCATCAGACCGCCTGTGGCGACAACTTGCGCTGGGCTGCCGCCTTTTCGAGGCGGCCCTCGCCGGTAACGGCACCGGCCGTCATACCGATCTTTCTGATCTTGCCTCCGTCAGACTTGACGGCGTCGCGCTTCAAGCCTTGCGCGTCGAGCGACTTGTTGACCGCGCCACCAGCGGCGCGCGGCGGGATCAGGCCAGGAGGGAGACCGCCCGGTGCGCCAGGGGCCATCGGCAAGCCAGCCGCTCCAGGCGGAAGACCAGCGGGACCCATCGGTGGCTTCGGCGGCGGCGCTGCACCCATCGGCGGAGGCATCGGCATCGGCATCGCCGGGTTTGCGCCAGCCGGAGCGCCGCTCTGCGGAGCAACAACGACGGTGACGTTGGTTGCGCCCTTCTTCAGGCGACCACCATGAGCGCGGGCCTTGACGCTGCCGCCGCGCTTCAGCGTTGCAATCGGATTGGAGATACCGCCGCGCATCACGCGGTCGGCTCGGTTGCCGGGCATGCCGTTCGAGTCAGCACCGAACTCGGCAGCCTCCTCTGGGCCTTCGCCCTTCATCATGTTGGTAGGAGCCAGCTTGTTGTTGGCTGGGCCAGACGCGGAGCCGTAGTCCCGCGTCATCTTGCGGAGCTTGGCGTTGTGGTCGTTCTTCGACTTACCCTTCATCGGGTGCATGTGAGTGATCCCCTTCTGGATCGGATACTCAGGTTGTTACTTGTTGTATGGCTCGTTCTGCTTGGCCATGTTTGACATGCCATCACTCTGCGAACTGGAAGTAGCCTGCTGATTCTGCATCTCGTTCATCCCGGGCATCTCATTCTTCGGCCGACGCGCCTCGTTGGCGTCGATCTGCTCATCGGTGAGACCTGGAATCTTGTTCGGATACTTCGTCGACACCGCGCCACCATCAGCGCGCTCGTTCAGAAGATGCGCCGGACGCTCGTGCGGCATGTGATGGCGCTCACCAGCGCCTTCCTTCTTCTTGTTCTCATCGAGCCACTTCGGTGTGTAGTGGTGCGATGCACCGGATTCTGGGTAGCTCATGTCGCATATCCTCCAGGACCGTACATGCGGTCATATTCAGCGGCTGTCGTGTTTGTCAGCGCGTTAACGAGAGTGGTCATAGATGGCCGAATCTCAGTTTTGAAATGGCCGTCGATGACGCTGCGCTCGGTGATGCAGAACCCGAGATAGCGGTTCAATTTGGTGTAGCGACCGGTGACCAGAAGATTACCAGTCATCCAATCGACTTCGATGCTGGTGTCCAATTCTGGATTGTCGGTGCAAACACCACGTACGGCTGGCAGCAATAGATCGCGAGCCCGCTGAAGTCGCGTGCAGCGGGCCAGAGACATCGTGTTGGTGTTTGTCAGCGCAGACAATTGGCTTGCCGCCAACGGCAAGGCGGCAAGAGACAGCAATCCAGTGAGGAGGCTGCGGCGCTTCACTGCTCGGCCCCCATAGGAACTGGGCCGTACCGAAGCAGGCTGACGAGGTCTTCTAGGCGCTTCCTGAATGTCGACTTGTAGCTACCGCTATAAATCTCGCTCATTCCGATGGTGAACGACTCGCTGCGCTTGGTCGCGGCGCAGTGTCCGCTCACGACCAAGCAGCCATTTACCCAGTCGGGCTGGATGTCGGTCGTCACGACCGCGCCTGAGCCGTACCCGCTATGGAGTGCGGGCAAAAGGAGGTCTCGAACCGCGCTGAGACTAGGCGTGGTGACTTGCGTGTCGGTCACTGAGCCACCCCCCGAGGCGGCGCTGTTGCCAATTCATGCTGCCGATCAAATGCATTTTGGCGCGCTTCATGTAGCCGATCCAACATCGACATACCAGTAGCGTGTTGCCGATCCGCGACGCCCTGCATCGCTTCATGGCGGCGCTTAAGCGTATCCGAGAGCAACTCGTGCTGGCGATCCTGACCGGCCGCGATGCCTTCGTGGCGGCGGCCGAGGTAGCCCTGCAACTGCTCGTGGAGACGATTTGCTACGCCTTCCCGCGCTTGGTGGGCCTTGTCGGTGGCCGACATCAGCCCTTCGTGATGGTGATCGGCGGCCTGCATGCCGCGCTCGTGGGCGCGGTTTTCGCGCTCTTGCTGCGCCGTAGCGGCCTGCTTGTTTGTCTCCTTGGCCGCATCGGAGTTGTGGATAACCAACTCCTTCGCGAGGTTCTGAGCCGAAATCTTCTCCTTCGAGGCGCGGTCCTGGCTGGCGTTGTTCGCCTTGGTGATCGCCTCCATCAGCTTGGTGCGGCTGTCCAGCAAGCGGGCCTGCGCGGCAGTTTGCGTTGCCTCGGCGGTGATCTGGTCTGGGTTCGGCGGCGCGGCTCCTGGAGGAGGCGGCGGCTTGAACAAGCTATCGGCGTCATCGACACCCATCGTGTGAAGGGCGCGCTTGTCGACGCTGTCGAGGTCCATCGACGGGTTGGTGAACGCCATCTGGCGCATCGCCATGACCTTGAGGTAACGCTCGGTCTGGCTCGATGTGTTCGGGTCGGCGCGAGGCGTAAGCTCGCAATCAGCAAGCGCCGCGAGCAAAAATTGACGGTGCTCCGCGTTGTCTTGGTCGACCTTGTCCGACATTTGCTGGACGTTCGGGTAGATCGTCTTCAGGTGCTCAAGCACCTTGCTCTTCTTGTTGTGACGCCACAGCGCTTCAGGGTCCTCCATCAGGAGGCTCTTCAGCATGTCGAACTCTTGGCCCTGAGACTGATGGCAGCGCTTGTGAACGGCCGACATCAGCTTGGTGGCCTGCTCGATCATCGCGAGCGTGGTTCCGACCGGCGCGTCCTGACGTCCTTCGCCGATCTGTAGCTCTGCGGTGCCGCCGACACGCTGCGCGGTCGTAGCGATGTTCTCGATCAACTGAATGAAGACCGCGCTCGGGTCCTTGTACGGAAGTGGCATGACCGAGGCGCGGATATCATTGCCGATGGTGTCAATCGGCATACCGCTGCCTGGGGCGACGCGGAATTGGTTGGTCAACTGCTTCGCGAGAGACTTCAGGTAGAGGAAGCCAGGGAAGTTCGCGAACATTCCGGCGTCGATCATCAGACGCCACGCTGCGGTCACTGCCTTGGTGGCGTTACCGAGAACGTTGAGCAGGCCGATGCCGTAGAAGCCGAAGCCAGGGATGAACGTGTATGCGATGATGCGGTTGCGTGGCAGACAGAACGGATCATCTTCATGCCAGTTGCGCCTGATCTCCAGGATGCGGCGCGCATCGACGTCGATAACAACTTTGTACGGGAGCGGCAGGCCGGTCTGCTCTCCCTTAAGTTCGTGCTCGAAGCCAGGGATGTCGATCTCGCAGTAGCACTCGTACAGTTCGCGATCCTGGTCAGACGGCTCCATGTAGGTCGATGGAGCAATGCCCTGGACTTGGTCGATCTTGGTGTCGACCGGATTCTTGATCGCTGGCGTGCCTGGGTCCGGTAGATCGATGTTTCGATATGCGCCGATCAACTGCATGCGCTTCAGCGTGCTCGGCTTCATCATGATCCGGTGCGTGACGCGACCGGCACCTTCGATGTCCGTAGCCGTGTTGCTGACGATCAGGTCCTTCGCGTCAATCGACGCGATCACCGGTCGGCGCTTGATTGGATCGTGGTAGCCCTTCTTGAACGAGATGCCGGAGAACCCGAGCATCAGCAGCATGCGGTCGGTGTCCGGATAGTATTCCGTCGCTACCTTCGTCAGGTAGTGGTTCATGTCCTTTTCGAGCGCTTCCGCCAACTGGTCGGAGAGCGCGTTGCCAGCGCCGTCGTTGCGGACCTTCACCGGACCATCGGTCGGCAGCAACTCACCACGAGCGTTCGCCTGGAAGCGGAGCACTGCTTCGAGCAACAGAGGGTGGTCGACGGTTGAGACGCCTTCGGCCGGTGTCGACCCGGCCGCCGCAGCACCACGCGGGTTCTTCACCTGTAGCCCGAGCAACGAGATGCCGTTGCTCATGTTCTCAAGCCACTCTTGGCGGCTCTGCTTGTCTAGCTCGATGCCATTGAGCAGGCGCTCGGCAATGGCCGACAGGTTGGAGTCCGAGATGTCCTCGGCGAGGTTGTCTTCGAACTCTTCGGTTTCTTTGCGGGGGGCTCTGGGAGGCCCGAAACTGACCTCGACCAGACCGTCTTGGAGAGGAATTATCGTGTTGCCGCTGGCTTCGTCATAGCCGGTGTCCTCACCATCGGCCATAACGGTCACATCAATGCTACCCGGGTTTAGCGGGTAAACGTTGGACATCAGCCTTACCCCGAATCAGGCCGAGAGAACTTGTGTCCAGCTTTGATGTGGGCGCTGAAGTGCTTACCGATAGAATCGGCCCCCATCAGTGCCTTATGCTTCTCGGCATCGACGTCGTGGTACTGATACACGCTTCCCGAGGAAAATTCCACTTCTAGGGTCTTGGACCCCTCGTCATACCCCACAGATCGTATGTTCGACGATTTAACGGGCGTCCGGTCCATAGTCCGATCCTCTCGATTTCGGTGATTTCGCGAATCAGTTGCCGGTCCCGCTCGATGCGTTGGACCAGTTCGATGAGGGCCGGAGCCGGGTCACGATACGGGAGAGGCTCTACCGCCATTCTTCAACTTCTCCGCAACAGCCCGATCTTTAGCAGACCGCCAGCACCTCAGACAGAGGTCGTGATCTCGATCAGGGCGAAATACACCGTTGCGGCGTCGGGCGAGGATCGGCCGACCGCACTTACAGATCGGTTTTCGGCTCCTCCCCCGATTCGCCATGAGACATTATAGCGTCTCCAAAGCGCTCGGTCGGAGGTCCGTAACGCTCTGCACAGGCCGCGCGTATCTGCTCAGCTTCTTGGTTATTGCCGTAGTCACTGTGGCCGCATCGACTGCACGTATGTACCGGGACGGAGCAGCCGCACAGATCGTGGTGGCAACCGGCGTTGCATCCACCGATGTGGACCATGGTGTGTCCAGCGTCGCAGCCGATGAAGAGCCAATCTCTATCTGCAGACAATTGTCTCAACTCCAGCGGCGCGGGCGATCTTGATCATATCCCAGGTGCCAACACTCTGCGGATCGGGGAAACCAACAACCAAGTCAGGTAGCCACTCCATCATGCGGCGATTGCGGATCGGCCCAGCAGCCTTACCAAGCTCCTTCCACTTCGCCTTACACTCGTAACGAATCAGACCAGCCTTTGTGCGAGCCCATTCCTTCGCGAGAAGGTCAGCGCCTGGAGCGCCGCCCTGCATGAAGTGAGTGAAGTGACGCTCGCTGTGGAGATCGTCTAGCTTCGACCACATGAAGGCGATGTTCGAAAACTCACGGCCTCCGCAGACGATGACGCGCATTTGTGATGTCAGCGCTCGCCCCACACTTGGCGTTCTGCTGTCTTGATAATCTTTTCAGTCCTGGCGCTCATGGTTGTGGATGCGGCGTGTGACTTGCCAACGCTCCACATCACCACGCATCGCGTCACGGACATTGGCTTGCCGTCCTCAAAGGACACATTCCAATACTCATAGTCGGACACATAGACCTTCTCGGTGTGGACGCTCATTTCTCCCCCACTCTCTGCTGAACAGAGCCGTCGACCAATTGGTGAATCTGGTCCGGCGTGAGTACCTTGAACATCGCGCATACCGCGATCATTCGCCCCACGTTCACCGGAAGTCTAATCTGCTCTGGCAAAAGGTCGATGTCGTAGAGCAGGGACAAGAGGGCCGGTGTCTCGCTGATCTGCTTGCGGTATGGCTGCATAGCAGACTGCATTTCTTTCTGAATTTCCTCGCCTGGAATCTCGATAGTGATCGTCTCGTTCATTTCCGTAGCCCTTGTGTGATGTCACAAGTCGCCACGCGCTTTGAGCGCAGCAATGCAAATGGCGATGGCCGGGGAAGTATTGTGCTTGCCGGTATTGGTGCCGCGTCCGACGCAGGCGATTAGATAGTCGTCAAAGCACAAATCCCACGTCTTGCCTTCTGGTACGAGCGTCAGCGCAGCGTCGATAGAGTGCGTGTAGAATGGTAGCCAGCGCGCGTTTGAAGATGGGCCGCCAACCCATTCTGGATGACCATTAAGGGGAGGGCCTAGGCGATAAAGAGGAATGGTCGTAACGCCAACCGCCTTCTGGATTTGAGCATCTAATTCTCGATCAGGCACGCTCGCTCTCTCAAGTTGCTCGATAAGGTCTTTCATGGATCGTCTCGTTTCTGCTGAGAAGCGCCAAGCACTTCGCACTGGCGCTCGATGTGCAGCTTCATGTCTTTCCAGTTGGTGGGCGCCATGACGCCGGCAAAGCCGCGAATTTGGATTAGCGCCGCCCGCAGCCGCTCGCAGGATTCACACTTTACGCTTTCTGGCTCGGTATTCGGCATCATGCATCCTTTGGCATATCCGACAACCACGGTTGCCGTGGCTATTGATGTAGGTGTTTTCAGGCGAAAATTGGTGTCCGCGAATACACTCAGTTTTGGTCGACAAGTTGTTTCCTCAATTCTTCGTTTGCCTTTTTCAGCCGCTCGATCTCGGCGGCCCCAGCCTCGACCTGGCCCTTATAGGCCGCGCAGCGTTCGGTCAGGCGCTCGATCTCGGTGCTGGCTTCGGTGAGTTGCGACCGCATACAATGTATGGAACCATCGTAGAACAGGCTCATGCCTTCTCTCCGTTGGACGGCGCTGAACTGCTGGATGCACGCGGGCCGTACTGCCTGACGGTCGTGTGCTCAGCAGGCAAACAACCTTGTCCCATGACGGCGAGCGCGAAGCCCTCCACGTCGATCTCGATCCGACTGAGTAGTTTGGGGCCGTCTCTTGCTTCAATGCGGACGATCTTGCCATCGTCGGCTCCATGCAGTCGGGTGATATAGAGTTGGCATTTCATGGCCCTGGCTACCTAACAACGCCGTCCACGAGGTCCATGATGAGGCCGCGCGTGGCTGTAGTGGCCCAGTCGTCTTTCCAGTTCGGAACCTTGTCTCCAGCGCAAAGCGCCTTGATGGAGAGCAGGGTCTCGCGAAGCGAGTTATTGATCCGCATGATTTCCTGCTGATCGGCATGGATGTCCTTCACCTTGGCCCACGTCTCGCCATTGATGGTGACCCGCGCTAGATCGCCAGCAATGGCCTCCTGCAAGCCCTGAATAATCTTCGCCCCGACTTTGCTCATTTTGCTCTCCCTCTCGACACGTCAGCGCCGCGCTTCGATTTCGGCGCGTTCTTTCTCGGTGAGATCGCGCATTTCCTTTGGCGTCCTGTTACCCATCCACCGCTGATCGGGCGGTCTACATGCCCGACAATGTGGCTCGTGCATCCACTCACTGCCACAATCTTCGCAAATCCAATGTCCCGACATTTTGCCCTCACCGTCTAGCCAACAGCGATAGCGGCTTGGAGCATCTGCTTGGTTTCTTCACAGACGCAGTGACCGGAGGCCATGTCATCCAGAGCTTGCTCGATAGCCTCTCGCATCGCCGGGATGGCTTCGATTGCGGACGCCGCCTGCTTGGCCCCGCCGCCTGAAATGACAATCTCGGCATCCTCCGGGTTTTCACCGTGGGCCGATCCATAGGTGACGTAAGCCTCCGTCTCGCTCGGTTCTCCCTTGCCGTTCGTGACAAGACCTTTGTGAAACGTCATCGGCTCGTGTGCTGGTAGGTTCATTTTGCCCTCACGTTGCGGCGGAAAGTGATGTCTAGCTGCGTGCCGTGTCGATGTCGTTGGTTTCTAAAATACAGAGATAGTGGTTTTCGCCCCATACATTCAGCGTGACCTCCTGCCCGACTTCCAGGGTGTGAGAAGTTGTGGTCCGCTCTTTGCCTTCCATCTTTGGCCCAACGGGTTCAATCTCATTCACATTGACGCGATGCTTGCCGTTGTTTTTGATCGTGACGGAAGTCGTCATCATCGTCTCCTATTTTGACCGCGCTGTGGGCGCAGAAGCGCTAGGCAACGGTGCGCCCCTCGACGCCACGCGCCATGCGATCCAGCGTTCGCTTCTTCAGCGCGTCGAGCGACGCTTGCGCGTAACCCAATGCTTCTTCGTTCTCAACGCAGGCGAATGGCCCGGCCTGGAATGAACGCAGGCGGTCGATCACGATGGCCAGTAGAATTTCCTGCGTAATGCCATTGATGCCGACCTCGTTGATCGGGCCGTTCTGAAACTCGATGCTGTGGTCAGCGAGTGCCGAGCCGTGCGTTCCATTGATCCGATAGCTGTGGTTCGCGCCGCCAGCGCCGGGCGCATCAATGGCGAGAATTTCAAACTTATCGTTGACGGGGTTGGCGATGTGGTCAGTGATCTTTCGCATTGCAGTTCTCCATTGTTGAACTCGGTTTAGTGTCACTCCGCTCCCTTGAGGGCGGTCGCCTTGGCAAGGGTCGAGCGGCAACCGTCGATCTGGGTTAGGACGTGGTCTCGGTCCTGTGTCGGGTCCGTCAGGAAGTCCTCGACCATCGCGATCAGTGTTGTCAGGT